CTTGGTATGCCTACTGGACGACAGGATTTGGGTAGAAACCCCCTATTTAGATACCCATCTAGTCCACCACGATTGGCAAAATATAGAGAATAACACTTGTCAAAAGTTGACAATAGTGCTATAATAGAATGGAATGGAGGATTAGTATGACTAACGAAACAGAGGATGTTGTAGAGCAGTCCACGGACTCACTCGATCAAAATCCCAATCTGTCATCAGATGACATGCAAACCAAAATCGCAGAACTAGAGTCGGATAAAAAAGACTTGAATTCAAGAGTTGGTGATATGGCTCGTAAGATGGGGGAACAAGAACGTGACCTTGAAGGTAAATACCAAGAGTGGTACACGGGATTACAAACCTATTATGACGAGCAACTTAAATCGAAAGATGGTGCTATCACAAATCTCGAACAAAAGTTAGTCGAGGTCGACGAACATGATGGAGCCAGAATGGTTCTTGAAGAAAGACAACAACGAGAACAAGCTTCTGCTACAGCGGAACAAGAACGTAGAGACCGGCAAGTGCAAAAGACACAAGCTATTCAAACTACGATCCAACAAGCAATAAGTGCGTTTCCCGATGTTGACCCTAGTGAGTTAGGGAGTGCTGCGACATCTGAACAGGTTTGGAAAATGGCTGGTGAGCTTAGTAATAAAATGAAAGAGACTCAACTTGATGACAAGATGAACGCTCTTAAAGAAGAACTCCTAGCCGCAGTTAAACCTAGTAGAGATGCTGAAGTACCTGCCCAAGAAGAAGCTTCCCGTACACCGGGAACATCGCGTGGATCTGAAACTGCCTCAACGAGTAGGCGCGACGGTAGTAATGCTACCAACGCAGGGCTAATTGAGCTGGAGGAAAGATATGAACAGGCCCGAAAGGGACGGAAACTCGCAGTGGCTGTTTCACTTCAAGGGGAAATAATTTCTTACAAGAGACAACACGGACTCCAATAAAAAAATAAATTTGGAGGATTACCTAAATGGTAGCAATAAACAGAGCCGATGATGGTGGCGTTGGTGGGATGAGGACTATCTTTGATAGTGCTTATACTCAGAAACAAAACGTATCAGAATTCATCGACGCAATCGATCCAAGGGATATTCCACTACTCTCTATAATGGGAATGGGAACAGAGGCGGGCAGTGCTTCAGCAGGTGCTGATTCAATGGCATTTCCGTGTCTTAACACAACTCATACATGGCAGAGTGATGAACTTATCCCTTCAAAAGCAACACTTACCGCAGGAGACAGCTCCGCTGGTGAGACAGTAACAATAGGTACAACAGCAGTTAACTACTTCAACTTAAATGACATAGTTACACTTAATAACGTTGCTCGTACTTACGGTATTGTTACAGGAATAAGCACATCTGCAGGTACTTTAACTATTGCCGCAGCAGACGAATCAGAAGACGCAGCACACGGACTAGGTGTTAACTTAACTGGTCAAATCGTATACAACCTTGGTAATCTAAGGACAGACGGTTCGGCCTTTTCAACTACCTACTCTTCAACTGACCTTGGAACTGACTTTAACTATACTCAGATTTTCCATGATGCAGTATCAGTTTCTGGTACTTCAGAGTCAATTGAGAAGTTTGGTGTAACTAACGAGTTCGACCGTGAGTTTGCTAAGAAGTTCCAAGAGATGGTAATTAAGCTCGAACGAACTGCACACTACGGACTAATTAACAGTCTACCAGCTGCTAATACATCAGCACTTACAGCCAGACGAATGGGTGGTCTCTACTCTTTCATTAAGGCTAGGACTGGTGCAAACTCAACAGATGCGGCAGATGCCAAACTGACTGAGAAGCTTCTTGTAGATGAATTACAAAATATCTGGAATGATGGTGGAAAGCCTGACACGATTCTAGTAAACGCAACACAGAAACGAGTTCTTTCTTCTTTCGCTAGCCCGTATGTACGGACTGACCGAAATGAAAATGCACTCGGTGTAATTGTTGGTACTTACGAATCAGAGTTTGGTGACTTAGATATCGTTCTTGACCGCTATGTTCAATCAGATGATTTGATTATTCTGTCAAAAGAATACATAGGTATTGGTGCACTTAAGGGTAATGGCAACGACCGTTCATTCTTTACTACACCAGTTCCAGTTGACGGCGACCGACAAATCGCTACGATTACTGGAGAGTACACAATGGAAGTACGAAACGCGACGAAGGCTCATGGCTGGATTCACGGTCTTAGTACAACCCTAAGTTAAAGAAGGAGGTGATATAAATGGGTAACACTGCAGAATCCTATAGGTTCTTTGGTCATACTATGCCCAATGTTGATAAGCACTTCCGACTACCGATAACTATTCATGTTCCCGGAAACTTGGCAGAAGATGAAGGAATAGCTGACGCTACAGATGGTATCGTCGCTAAATTCTCAGCTCCTGCTGATGGGTACGTAGATATGTACGACTATTATGTCGGAACTAAATCAGGTGCTACAGACACAGTAATCAACGTTAGTAACGATGAAACTGCTCGTGCTGCTAGCGTCGCTATTACATTGACCGGAGCTGCCGTTGGCGCTTTTGGTACAAGTATGACTGATTTATATGTAGAGAAAGGTGATATAGTCTCATTAGATGTGCAGTCCTCACACGGAACACACGCTATTGATACTTCATTCCTTTTTTATATGAGAGTTTAGTATAGCTAGTTAGGGGGGATTAAGTTCCCCCCTTCTACTATAAAGGAAGTGGAAAATGTCAGGTGGAGTATCTTATGGGCACAATTTACAAAATTCTATGCCCTATATGGACAACTTAACTTTAGTATCAGCTGCTGCTAGAACTGCTAGTGATACAACAACTGTGAAAGGGCTTGCTCCATATACGAGTGCTTACTTCATGCTTGATGTTACAGCCGCAGCCACAGAAGTAGGAGATAAACTTGCTGTATTTATTCAGCGAGAAATGCCTAATGGTGACTGGATGGATATTATATCCTTTACAGAAGTCTTAGGTAACGGGGGTGCAAAGAAATATCGTGCTGATGTTTACCCCGGTGCTACAGGCGGTGAAACGTCTGGAACAATTAACGATGGAGCACTGACAGCTGGTTCAGTTGCTGACCTTGCATGGGGTGATGCACTCCGATTCAAGTGGGCAGTGACAGATGCTGGTACAGACAATGCCTCATTTACTTTTTCAGTAACAGGGACATTTAGAGTCTAATGGCTGGTCTTACGACAGGTGAAGGTAATGTAGGAATTGCTGCTGGTAACGTCGGTAGTGAAGAACAATACGGTGGTTCTGGTAATCTGTATGCTAAGTTTAAATACTCAGCTGTAGAAATCCAGAACATCTATAGAAGAATAAGAAGAAGGCGATTAGCCTAGAGGAGAAGGAATGGCAGGAACAACAGCATATCCCGCTGCGTTAGATACTAATACTAACTTAGATGAAACACTGGCGGATAACGTAGATACCGTTGCGGCTGCTCATCAAAACAACCAGAACGCTGCAATTAAAGCAGTACAGGCTAAAGTAGGTATTGGTGCAGATACGGCCACTACTACACAAATGCTTGTAGGTGGTGCGTCAGCAGGATCTAGTGCATGGGTAACTATGTCTGGTAATGCAACGATGACAAACGCAGGTGTAGTAAGCGTAACTGGTGGTACATTCAGCAGTAGTTTATACGTAAATGAATCTGCTAACACAGGAAGCACTATCGGTGTAACAATTAACCAAGCCGCAAATGATGATGAAATAATCGCATTTAAGTCTAG